CAAATGGTCCGTGCAGTTGATCCAAACACCTTCCAACCGAAGATTGGATTCAAGACACGTTACGGCATGATCTCAAACCCATTCGTAACAACAAACGGTCTACAAACTGGTACAGGCGTTTCAACATCAACAGGTGAAGGCTTCGGCGATTCAACCGCCCTACAACAAATGGCCTTCTCAATCGAAAAGACAACGGTTACAGCTAAGACACGTGCGTTGAAGGCTGAATACACAGTTGAATTAGCACAAGACTTGAAGGCAGTTCACGGTCTTGATGCAGAAGGCGAATTGGCCAACATTCTTTCACAAGAAATTCTTGCTGAAATCAATCGTGAAGTCATTCGTACCATCTACAAGGTTGCTAAGCCAGGTGCTGCTTCAACAGCGGTTCCAGGAACATTCGACTTAGACGTTGACTCAAACGGTCGTTGGTCAGTAGAACGCTTCAAGGGTCTCCTATTCCAATTGGAACGTGAAGCTAACGTAATCGCGCAAGAAACCCGTCGTGGAAAGGGTAACTTCATCGTCTGTTCATCAGACGTTGCAGCTGCTCTTGCAATGTCAGGCAAGCTTGACTACGCTCCTGCGCTTTCAACAGACATCACAGTTGACGATACAGGCAACACATTCGCTGGCGTATTGAACGGTCGTTTCAAGGTCTTCATTGATCCGTACTCAGCCAACACAGGCGCCGCATCACAATTCGCAGTTGTCGCAAATGGTCCGTGCAGTTGATCCAAACACCTTCCAACCGAAGATTGGATTCAAGACACGTTACGGCATGATCTCAAACCCATTCGTAACAACAAACGGTCTACAAACTGGTACACCTGACCAAGATACATTCACATCAAACGTGAACCACTACTATCGTCGCATGAAGATCACAAATCTTCTATAAGATTACAGTAGGACAAATGACGAAGGGGAGTCTCGAAAGAGCTCCCCTTTTTCATTTCAGATAAATACATTATAGTGATTAGCATATCATTCACAACATAGTAATTTTAACACACCTGTCAACCGTTGTCAACCGAGAATTTTTTATGGCACAAACACAAGCAACAGAATGGGGAAGAAAGCAACCCGACAATCTTGATTTCCTCAGACCAAATGGATTTCGGTTCCTGATTCAGAGTTTACCAAAAGTCACATACTTCTGTCAATCAGCAAACATTCCTGAAATACGGTTAGGCGTAGCAACACAACCTACACCATTTGTAGACATTCCGCGTCCAGGTGAAAAGCTTGATTTCAATGAACTAACTATCAAGTTCATGATTCAAGAAGATTTGGCAAACTATATGGAATTATACAACTGGATGATGGGATTAGGATTTCCTACATCACGTGACCAATTTAAAAAGCTAACATCAGGGCAAGCTATCACAGGAAGTGATGTAAACTTTAAAGCTGATGGTGGCGAAGTAAGTGACGCATCATTAATCGTGTTGGGTTCTGATAACCATCGTGTTGCCCAAATCAATTTTTATGATTGCTTTCCTATCTCACTAACCGGATTGGAATTTGATGTAAGCTCAACCAATACGCAATATTTCCAAGCTGCGGCAGTATTCAAGTATCGCCAATATGAATTAGAACGGGTAACACCAGAAGTATAACACTTGACAAATCTGTAGGATATGTGTATATTTTTATATTAATGTGCGTGTGAGGATATATGAAACTAACAGAAATTCAAGAGTTATGGAAAAAAGATTGCGAAATTAACATGACAGATTTAGGTACAGAAGCAACACGGGTACCAAAACTTCATGCAAAATATTTGGCATTTCTCACATCAGCAAAATTACAACTGCGTAAAGCAGAAAGTGAATATCTTCGCTTACGTAAGTTAAAAGAAAAATATTTTCGGGGTGAGCTATCAAAACCCGAACTTGATGAATTAGGATGGGAACAATATCTGTTGAACAAACCCCTCAAGACAGAAATGGAAATTGTTCTACAAACTGATGAGGATGTTATTCAACAAGTTGATAAAATTGAATATCATAAAACAGTAGTATATCAATTAGAACAAATTATTAAATCAATTAACAGCAGAACCTGGGATGTAAAATCTGCGATTGATTGGTATAAGTTTACGAATGGTGGCATGTGATTACCATAACAAAAAAGAACGAAACGTATCTACACGTTGATGCTGAACCAAGCATCATGTTAGAGTTAAGCGATTTCTTCACCTTTACAGTTCCAGGCGCCCAATTTACACCGCAATATCGTGCGAAAATGTGGGATGGAAAAATTCGCCTATACAATGTATACACTAAAGAATTATACATTGGATTGTTGCCTTATGTGGCGGAATTTTGTAAAACCAACGAATATCAATATCATAACAAGTGTGACTTTGTCTATGATGATATATCGAAGGCAGATGATTTTATTCAGTCATTGCAATTTCATTCAAATGGTAAACCCATTGACATTCGTGACTATCAAATCAACGCCGTAAAGGAAGCGATTAAAAGAAATCGTGTATTGCTATTGTCACCGACCGCAAGTGGAAAGAGTTTAATCATCTATACACTCATTCGCTGGCATCAGTCACACAATAGAAAGCAGTTAATTATTGTACCTACCACTTCATTAGTCGAACAATTATATGGTGACTTTGCTGATTATGCTGCAACGTCGGATTGGAAAGTATCTGAAAACTGTACGCGCATCTATTCGGGAAAAGAAAAAACAACAGATGTCCCGATAGTTATTGCCCAAAGCGTTTTTTGAACAGTTTGACGTTATCTATGGCGACGAAGCACATTTATTTAAATCTAAATCACTAACAACGATTTTACATAAGTGCGTAAACGCACCGTTTCGTATCGGCACCACGGGTACCTTAGATGGCACACAAACACATAAGTTAGTCCTTGAAGGATTGTTTGGTGTTACACATAAAGTAACGACAACTCGCGAGTTAATGAATTCACAACAACTTGCAGAGTTAAACATCAAGTGCATTGCGTTAGATTATTCTGATGCAGAAAAACAAGCATGTAAGAAATTTTCGTATCAAGAAGAAATTGATTGGTTGGTGACCCATCCTAAGCGAAATAAATTTATTACAAATCTTACGCTTGATCGAAAGGGTAATACGCTTGTGTTATTTCAGTATGTCGAAAAACACGGGAAAGTATTATATGAGATGTTAGCACAAAAAATTGAACCTGGTCGTGAATTGTTTTTTGTGCATGGTGGTGTAGAAACTAAAGATCGTGAAGAAGTTCGTGCGATTACAGAAAAAGCATCTAACGCAATTATTTTAGCATCCTATGGTACATTTTCCACAGGAATAAATATACGTAACTTACACAACATTGTATTTGCTTCGCCAACCAAATCACGGATACGCAATTTACAATCTATTGGACGTGGGTTACGTTTAGGTGAAAATAAAGTCGCATGTAAGTTGTACGATATTGGTGATAATTTAACATGGAAGTCACATAAAAATTATACATTACTGCATTTGGTTGAACGAGTAAAAATATACAATGAAGAAGGATTCACGTATAAATTCATTAATGTACCGCTCCATGATTAATGACGACTACTTTAAAATCATCAAACTTAAGACAGGAGAAATGATCTTGTGTGCTATGGCGTCAGATGTTAAATCTGTTGCCGGCGAATCACACATTTGTCTCATTGAACCTGTGCAAATCATTCCTCAACAGCAACAACGTCATAAAGGACAAGTGATCGGAGAAACCTTTATACTACGTCCGTGGATTGGCATGAGTGACAGTGATGAATTTGTTATCAGTACAGATATTGTATTAACGATTGGCGATTTAAAGCGTGATGTGCGTCAGCAATATGTGAACTATATTACGCAAACGATTGCTACAAAAAAACGTGTTCGTGAAGAACAAGATCGCGAAGAAGCTGTAATGCAATTATTGATGGACGTAACGCCAGGTGAAGTAAAGATTATAGATATTGATGACCCTGAAGATGAATTTTACTATTATGAGGATGACTTAGATGAAGAAAGCTGAAAAGGATACTACGCGCCATTACATTGATAACAGTGTATTCCTAAAGGAAATTACCGCGTATCGCAATACCGTACAGGATGCGATTAAAAACAATACTGACAAGCCACAAGTTCCCGAATACATCGGAGAATGTTTTATCAAGATTGCTAACCAACTTGCGTTTAAGAGTAATTTTATCAATTATAGTTTTCGTGATGATATGATTCTTGATGCAATTGAAAATTGTCTAACCTACATTGATAATTTCGATCCTGACAAGTCAAGCAATCCCTTTGCGTATTTCACGCAGATTACCTATTACGCATTTATTCGCCGTATCCAAAAAGAGAAGAAAAATTTACAAACTAAATATAAGTATATTGAATCCTTAGATTTAGATTCAATCATTCGCCAAATTCATGACGAAGGGGATTACAGCAATTCCTTTGTGTCATACTTAAAGAAGCAAGCTGATTTGGCAAGACAAGAAATGTCAGAAACAGAGAAGGTAGCTCCCACAACATTAAAGCGCACGCCTAAATACCTTCAAAAAACCAAAAAACAAACAGATGTGTTAGAAATTTTGGAATAAACCTTGACATTGTTATGAGTATTGTGTAATATTAACATATAATTTATTATGAGGTGACTATGCGAGTTCGATATTCAGAAATTTTCTATTCATTTCAGGGCGAGGCAGAATTGGCGGGAACACCTGCTGTCTGGCTTCGCTTTTTTGGTTGCAATTTAAATTGTAATGGTTTTGGTCAAAAGAATCCTACTGACCCATCTACATATGAATTGCCATACGAAACATTTGATGTAGATTCTGTGAAGCATGTTAATGACCTTCCGGTATGGAAGTTCGGATGTGACTCATCGTATTCCTGGTCACAACGTTTCAAACATCTGGCACATGATGCCACACCAGCAGAAATTGCTGATCGCTTAATTGAAGCGAATAAGAGTGAACACAACCCAGAAGGATTGTTTGTACATCCTGTAACTCAGCAACCCATCATGTTGTGCTTCACAGGTGGTGAACCCATGATGCAGCAAAAGGCGATGATGGAAATTCTTCGTGCATTGCGTGATAAAAATAATGCACCACAAATTGTTACAGTAGAAACAAACGCTACTCGCCCTCTTTCTGATGAATTGAAAAAGTTTATTTCATTTGAATTTCCATTCATGGGACCTGGCAATGCGCGCTGGCAT